ACATCAGAAATGGTAGGCGTTAGGTCAGCGAGGACAGCGGAAAAGGTCTGGCCGTCCCAGTCCAAGGTCGCACCCAAGAACTTCTGTCGCGCTAGAGGAAATAGTGAATCGGCCATTGCTACTCCTAAACCGTTATAGACGCACTAACAGATATGTCACCTTCGACAATACACTTCTGAGGTACATTAGTAGGTCCGTATATGACTAGATCGTATACGCCTGCTACCCAAGTGTACGTCAGTGTCTGTGCTGCCGTAATATGCAATGTAACCTGCCCAACAGGACCATTAATAGTCAAGCCTGTTGCAGGACTAGCTACCACGTTAATGGTATCGTAAATGGTGGTACTACGTGCCGACGAACGAATCATCAGCTTGGCTGTGTAGCCAGTAATGACAAGGGGTACGATGTGTGCATCATCAGCCCACGCTTGTACAACCAAGTCGTAGTCGCTGTTCTGCCTAATTGCAATGTCGTACCGTGTGGCTGTCAAACCGGGTCCCCCTTAACATTACAAATCTCCACAGGGCGCTGATGCCATTCGTTAGCAGTGCAACTTCGCTCGTAGTCGATGCATCTGGTTGGCGAACTGGATGACAGCAGGGTCCGTTGAATGCAACTGCTGATACCTGGTGTCAAGACCTACTACGATCTCGCACCAGTTCTGTTCATCCTGATGAACAGCCATGGTAGTATATACGATGTTCATACCCACAGTTAGGAATATACTAGCAAATACAGCAGCTAGTGGCAATACCCACCTATGCCTGTCGCTAGCACGGTCTACGCGTCGCACATTCTCCCTACGCACCTCCTCTTCTGTCATTTGATCGTCTCTATGAATAGCATTACTACGAGTGCTCCGATTGAGGCTGCGATGGCGATTCCACTATACCAGGGATTTCTTGCTTGCCACGAACGTACAATTGTACTAGACCAATTGCTCCTGGTATTTGCATGATCACCAGATACACGATTAGCAATTCGAGGTTCGTATGGCCCGTCAGCTGCTGGTACATGATGCCGAAGATGCCCAGGCCTAGTAATATAGTGTCCCTCACTACTGTAAATACGGCGCGAATTTTCACTCACACTTCCCATCCTTCCCTGCTACACCAATCCAGGGTCTAGAGATTGGCGGCTTTCGATAGGTGTTTTTACGACTGCCGTCCATAAGAGAAAACGTGTGTTATGCCAATTGTGCCTGCGCCTGCTGAAACGCGAAACTGCAGGTCCACCTTAAAGTCATCCATGTGATTACCTTCTAGGGGACCTTGTATGTTTACAAGTGTAAACGTACTACCTGGGAACGTATTCGGTCCTTGAATGATTATTTGCGATGCTGGATTACCTGAAGTTGTATCTACTAGTTGTACTTCTGCACTTACTCCAGCAGGTGTGACAATGACATACTGAGTAGCTATTACAGGGTGCTGCTTTTTTCCGACAACAAGGTAGGCAGGTACGAAGGTGGTAGAAGCGGTTGTTACTGTACCACTAATATATTCTGAAAACTTAATAGCCGGATACGGAATATACGGACGAGCTAGACCTTGTCCGCTCTGTGCATCATCGGTAATGATATCATTGAGATTGTTGTCGCATAGACGCCAGAACTGATTACCACTACTCTGGTTACCACCAAGGTAGAATGCAGGGATACCTGTTTCACCACGGAGGAAAATCCAACCGCGACCTAGGCCAGGTGCGTTGAGGCCGAATTCAACCATAGTAATGCCGTTGTCAGCGACGAACTTCCAAGTACCTTGATCAACAGAAGTGTTAGTAGAGCGGGGAGTATTCTCAAGCGTTTCCAGACGATCTGTGATACTCAACGAACGCCGCACGTAGTCAGGTGGCGGCTGCCTGTACTTGTTACCCATTGATAGTATCCCCCGGCAAAATAATACTAACTTCCTCTACACCATCACTAGACATAGGATGGACTTCATAACCTATGATCACGCTTGGAATAGCAATGCCTGCAACAGAAGAACCAGACGAAGGATTACGTGAATCAGTTATAACTAGCTGACAAGCATCACCAATATTGTAACTACCGAACACAGGATCCTGATCGGCCTTTACAACAATCTTAGCAGTCATCATGGGTGGCTTATTATTGATCGCTGCTTGTATTGCTAGTTGGTTAATTAGGCCTGCATCAGATACATCCTTGTAAGATAGATCTACATCCCAACGCGGCCAACCTTCGAGGTTTAGCATATCTGATTGTTGTACGTCAGTAATAGGCATACTAGAGCCTTCACCACTACCTAGTACACGTACATTAGTACCTGCATCAGACATTGATTCAGTCATGTAATAGTTTGTAATACATCCAGGGTACTCAAAGGTTACTAGATCAGGACTATCAGGTTGTACACCCATTGATGGATAGCCTACGCGTAGTGTCTTCAAGTACGTACCGTTATTTTGTCGTTGGCAATCAACTGTCCAGTCGAAGCCATCAGCAGCGTCTGACAAATCAGACATAACGTCGGCGTACCTCTTGTGATCAGTTGTAAATACCTCGATAGTCTTAGTAGGACCAGCTACAAGTGTAGGAACGTTAATGTTCAAGTTTCGACCAACAGTACTGTTTTGCATATCAGTCCATAGTCTACAAAACAGCTCTACGTTAGTACCTGTATCGGTGTAATAAGAAAACATGCGCTGCTTCTGTGGGTAGCATTCAAAGCCCAGTGCAGAGATCTGACACTCTTTGGCCTGACTCTGATAAGTGCGACTCCAAACGATACCCCACCAAACAGGTACGTCGTTACGTTCTACAACAACATAACAGTAGCCTGGTGTAGTAGCGGCAATTAGATCTACGTTTTTCTTACCTGATTGATCCAATTGGAATGAAGCAGTGAACTGTCCCTGGTCGCCGAGCTGCCTACTAAAGTATACGCCGAAGCAGTTGATTTCTTCAATAATGGTTTCACTACGAATGGTTACGAAGACGTAGCGATAGCTGGCCAATAGCTATTGCACCTCCTCGACAGTGAATGCAAAAGTATCATGATTGTCACACGAAAATTGTCCAGACGTAGTATTAACACGAACAGTGGCAGTTTGCGCCCCCGCAGCTATACCTGAGAGGTAGCGAGTAGCCGCCATTTGTGTATGTGTAGTAGTAGTGTTAAAAAGGAACTTAATAATTCCCCAGTCAGAACCTGCAATGAGTGCACCGATCTGCACAGTAGCACCTGCGGTGTTGTGAAAGCCTGATATCTCAGCGACCAGTTTCAAACGTGTGGAAGTATATCGCTTGGTAAAGCTAATAGTTTGTACTACACTGTTAAGCGTAAAATTAACGAAAGTAGCACTAGTGAAGCTATTAACAGTCGTTGGAAATATCCAGATGTTTTGACCTTGTACCCACTGGCTCTGAGGAAACCAGTTCGCTCCATCAGTCCACGAGAACAAATTGGAATCAGTTTCAAAAACGCTTAGACCCTCGTAAAGCGTAGTAGGTCGTGTTAGAGTAGTACATTGTGTATTACCACCAGCAGCTGACATAAAGAAGCGTTTGTCAGTGATATTACCAGTCACAATCGATGTGACTAGTGCTCCTACAAATACTTGTGCAAGAATCAACGAGTTGTTAGGAGCAGAAGGTGCGGCGGGACTAGCAGCAGCAGTGCCTGTTACAACTACAAGTGACCATGCATCAGTAGCACCACTGTAACCTGTATCCTGTACCTTAGCTACTACAAGGTCGATTCTATTCAAGCCTGCACCAGGCGCAGCAGAGATAGTAAGGTTCGTTATAGTACTAGCACGCACTGCGTACAAACCCTGAGTAGTACTTTCTGTACCTTCAATGAATGCTACGCCTGCGCCCACATTAACAGACATGTTAGGCGTACCGTTCTGCGTAACAACCATTGCAGTACCGAGAGCAGGGTTAACGCCACCTCGCGTACGTGTAACACCACCAGGAGTACCTAAGCCGTTAAGTAGCGCACCGATATAGGTGCGCATCTGCTCAGCAGTGTGTGTAGTACCTGCATTAGCTAACCATCCTGCGGGATTATCGATTGCCACCTGATAAACACCTCATCTCCAAGATGCTCGGTAAGCTACACTTAAAGTACCAGTGCCGCTAGTACCTCGAAATCGAATAAAGTTTGCGCCTACTTGCAGCATGAACCAGCCCGGAACAATCATGGAGCTACGCCTATTGGTAACACCATTAAGACGTACTGTGTGATACTGTGTATCAATTGTTAGTGTATCAGTAGAGCCCAGAGTAATGGAGAATTGCATAACACTACTAGTAGTATCGTTGAGAATAATAGGATTGGCAACTGGTCCAGTAACAGTCATTACTACAGGTGCAGGACGGTTACCAAGGTTGTAAACAAACTGCCCATCGGTAGTAGTAGATACACCGCCAAAGCCAAAGGGGAAACCTAGTGGAAAAGCGAAACCAGTAAATACAAATGCGCCAAGGGGTAAGTTGGTTGTTTGTAACGCTCCCGAATAAATTCGAGGATCTTCTGCGTATGCTGTAAACGTTATAGCAGTCATACCTGTACGACGTAGTGCGTCCCAATCGTACTGACATCCTAACGGCTTAACAAATACAACTCGCAAACCTGTATCGTTAGTAAACAGATACAATGGAATCAACGTTGCTGAAGGTGCCCAATTAGCCTTAAGCGAATCAAGAAATGTTTCCAAGGGGTTGTTATTTGCATAGACAACTCCAACCAGGATAATGTCTCGCCCTGTTTCAAACTCTGCATCCATGAAGCCGCCATCGACACCTTCATGTTCGCGTTTAGTTTGCCTATACGGAGCGTTAGACAATCCGACAACTTGTTCGATATCAACAAAGGGTATATTTGCAATGCTATCGTCGTTGAGTACAATGCCTGTGTCAGACAGTTGAAAGGTGGTATCGTTAACTAGAGTCGACATTAGAGCGTCCCCGCAATCAGTTGTCCCAATTGCTGCGAGTGATATTCAGGTCGAATCTCCTGCGTGTAAACATTAACCACCACGTGCCTGTCCCCACTGGGCTTCCGTTTAGTAGAAGACGCCACAGGGGCGGCTGAAACACTGCCGTTGACAGTAGCTTGCATCTTAGAAGTGAGGCCCTTGAGTTGCTTGTTTAGACTGGGTACAGATGATGCAATACCGTTTTGCAAACCCTTCATGATCAGCCTACCGGCGTTATGCAACATCTTAATATCCTTCTCGGGAGGTCCTTTGTGCGACGTAATAAATGAGCCTACGCCGCCAAGGAAGTTACCCAAGGAAGCCATCTTGGACTTAATGCCGTTAATGAGGCCATCGATAACTTGTATGCCAGCATTCCAAAGTACACTGTCAAGTCTACCTATTGCATTAGTAATCTTGTTAGGTAGATTGCGGAACCAATTGACAGCGGCGTTGAAACCACCCTTTATAGCACGACCAAAAGAATCTGCGGCATTATTAACACTGGCACCGAAGTTGTTCATCCAGTTATAAGTTAATTTAATTGCTGCCCACAAATCAGTAAAGAAGTGGATGATAAGCAACGTAACTTTAATCAGGCCAGCAATAATTGCAATGGCTGCTGCTATAGCTACGATAAGCATACCAAGAGCAGTACCGCCAACTAGAATAAGCACCCACTTAATTACCTGCATGATAACTTTAATAACGTTGTCGATAGCCTTCTTGTGCTTATCGTAATAGTCCGTCGCTTGCTTAATTGCCGGGATTAGGAATTTAGTAATGACAAAGCTAACGACCTTGAATCCTACATCTGCAAGGTCTTTAAGAATATTGCCTGCTTCGCGAAGAACTTTGACTAGCTTCTTTCCTATGCGATTCCACAAGTCGTCAAGTACAGGGACGACATCCTTATTAACAACATCACTCAGTTTTCTAAATGCAGGAAGTAGATCACGATCGAATCCAGCTTTAATACCCTGAATAAAGGGCTGTATATCATTGTTCCAAATGTCAGAGAAAGTCTTACCAATATCATTGAACAGCTGTCGAACAGGCTGTGAACCCTTATACGCTGCGTATAAAGCTCCGCCAATAGCTACGAAGGCCGCAACAACACCTACAGAAACAGCAATGACAGCGCCCAAGCTAAGACCTAGTGCAGCAAGGGCAGCAGCAAGTGCTCCTATACCACCTACGATGAGAACTACTACGCCTACAACGGTTGTAATAACAGTGGCCATCAAAGCCCACTTGGCAAGATTCTGCTGTTGCTGCGGTGTCAGTTTATTAAACCAGCCTATGATCTTACTGCCTACATCAAGCAGACGCTTAAATGCTGGTTCTAGTGCCTGACCAATAGTCACCTTCATAATATTCCAGTTGTTTTTCAACAGCTGTGATTTAGCGGCAACAGTATTAGCCATAGTACCATAGGCCTGACCAAACTGCCCAGTCGAGTTCTTCATGTCTTTCAAGAACTGTTCGAACTGACCTAGATTACCAGCACCCTTTGCGGTAGGCAACACCAAATCGAAGAAGCGCTTAGCTTGAATAGTACCGCCGCTACTCTTAAAGATGTCGAATAGCGCTCCGGCACGCTTTGCAGAAGGTAGCTTCATCAAGTACGTCGACATGCCCTTGAGAATTTCGACGAGCGGAAGGAACTGACCCTTAACGTCACGTACCTTGATGCCTAGCTTTTCCAGCTTGCCAACCGTCTTAGGATTAGCTAGTGCATCGAAAGCGCGAGCAGCGGATGCAACGGATGAAGCTGCACTAAGACCATTACGAGTTAGGAAGATAAGCGTAGCATCCATCGTGTCAAGGTTCTGACCTAGCCGTACAGCCGAGGGAGTTAGCTTACCAATAACAGAAGCAAACTGTCCATAAGTGCCAACGCCCTTACGGACTAGCTGGAACTGCTTATCGAGGACTGTGTTGACCTGCTTAATAGGTATCTTGAACGCATTCATAATACCCATAGTACTACGACCAGCGTCTTCGATTGACACCTGACCTGCTACGGCTGCTTTAGCAAAGGCTACAAGCAGTACCTTTGCTTGTGCCATATTAGCATTGGTAGACGAGAAGATGTCATACAATGCTGACTGTAGCTCTTCAAAGGGTACAGCAATGCTCTTACCAACATCCTTACCCATTTGGCCAAGGTCAGCGAGAGTTGCTTTGAATCCATCCGTCTGTGTCTTAGTAAGAGCAACTTGACGATCGTACTCTATGGCTCCTTTAACCATACTAAACAATGCTGCAGTACCTATAGCGCCTAGGCCCACCATAGCAAGGCCTACCATAGTAACAGCAGAGCTTACTTCGTTTAGAGTCCTAGACAGACGCTGGTGATCTTGTACATCCTTTTCGAGTTTTTTAGCAGACGCATCTAGAGCTACAGCTTGATTGCGTAGACTTCCTACTTCTTTGTCTGTTGCCAGACGTGTTTCCGTAGCAGCTCGTGCATATGCACGCGCCTGTGCATCTACAGCAGCGACCTGTTGTCTAGTTGCACCGGCGGCACGCATCCTTGCAGCTGTCTCACGTTCATTGGCAGAGGCAGCTTCCAATGCTC